GCTGCGCTTCGAGCGTAAGCCCTTTCGTTAGTGATCCAGGAGCATCAAGTGCCTAAGTCTCTTCAGATAAGTAAGAACTTAAATGAAGTGAACTATACTGACCATAGATTAGATATCTATCGTCAGGCGGCACGAGATGTAGCTGTTCGTAACGATGGACTCGAACGGTACGTCATCGGTATTTTCGGACCTGATCTTATTGGTTCTTTAGCTTTTGCTATTGATCCATATAAGCAGTTTCGTAATAATACCAGTGGCGTAGCCCTGCTTTCTGCAGGGCCTCCTACCGTTCGCACACGTACTCCGTTAACTAGTCAACGCGCTGAGAGGCGCGAAAACTGGTTCACAACAACGGCCTTAGCCGGATATCATCATGACCCCAATGGGGGCCTATTTGATTATATCTGGGAGGATCCGGTGTACAGTACGACGTCGGGCACGAAGAACAGGGGCGAACAACCCCCGCTCTACGGTCTCATCCGGGATACGACAAGGTCGACTAGGAATGTCAAGCAGGATAAGGGTGAATTTGAATTATTCATCCCTAAATTGCGAAGTCAGTCCTATTCTCGATCTTATCTAAAATCAGATGAGGCGCGCTATACGACATTTCCGAACTCTATCGGCCAACGTATTACTACGAAGGTCTGGCAGAGGTCGGATGTGCGTGGTCCAGAGTTCGCGGTCAACAATGCAAACGTTCAAGCGGTAATTCCGCTCGCGCGTGCACGTGCTTTGGCAGCAATGACAAAGCACGTCTATTCGATGTTGGACCAAGTCCAACCCTCGCATAGAACGTACGATCTGTTCTACCAGATTTCTGAACTCAGAGAGCTTCCCATAACCTTGAGAGGCACTCTGAAAATCTGGCAGGACTTTGAACGTATAGTAGGCACGACTTATTTTCGTGAACTACTGCAACATCGCCACTTGTGGCGTGATCCCAGACTCCTCGCTACGTACACTAGGGTTTTAGGCGGTTCAACCGGCTTTAACTCTAATGTTTTGCGTAGCTTGGATGAAATGGCTGGATCTGCCTTCCTTACTTTTAAGTTTGGATGGGAGAGCACAGTCAGAGGGATTGTTGACTTTCTGCCTTCGCCTGCTCGAGCATCTCGTGAAGTTAACGAGGTGATCAAGGCTATCGGCAAACGGCGGTCTAGACGTACCAGGAGATCCTGGAACGAACCAGACGCGAACGTCCCGTTATTCTTCGGGTTCTCACCGCTCCGTGGAGAGAACGTGCTAACTTCGACGATAAAGTCGGAGGGAACACGCAAATGTGAGCTTCGCCTTATGGTGAATGCTCACATAAACTTTCCACAGGCGGACATCCCTCGCTTACGACGTGAGTTATTCGTAAGAAAGTTGGGAGCTTATCCAAGCCCCTCGGATGTGTATAACCTCATCCCTTGGACTTGGTTGCTTGATTGGTTTGGCGGACTTGGCGACTATCTATCTCTGATGGATAGTATTGCCAACGATTCCACGCTAATCAACTATGGCTTCATTACTTACCGTGAGGAAAGTAATGCTACCTTGAGCGTACCCGGAGAATTTATAACTACTTGGAAAAGAACCGTCGATTCTACGACTGTGGAGAGCCAAACTAAGGTTCCCCATAATCATGAAGCGAAGTTCTCCTACGTCTATCAACTACGTAGGTCAATTCCAACGCTCACTAACGTCAGAGAGTATTGGGGTTCGAATTTGAACCCCAATCAAACTGCCATTCTTGGGGCTCTTGCGAGCACCAGGGGTGGTTCTCTTGCGAGGCGTGACGCCTCGTAAGATCAACGTCAGTACAAAGGATACTCTGACATGGCACTACCTGATCCAATCACCGTCGCCGCCTCTGCTCCTACCCCCGCGCTGAGTTTCAGTCGCGTTGGTCCGGGGCAAGGGCCTTATGGTTCCGAACGCTGGGATGTAGCCAATGGCTATCAACTCGCGTTTAACCATTCGACTAACCAGTCGAGTGGTGAACGGCACTATATGAAGGTGTCGCAGACTTTGGATGCTACCTCTCCCTATACGGGACAGATTAGCAAACAAACTGCGAACGTCTCCATTTCAGCGTCGTTTCCCGCTTTCGGCTGGAATGCCGCTGCCAAGGCTGCGCTTGTAAAGGCGCTCCTTGACACGTTGGCCGACAGTGATGTCACTATTGCGAAGTTTGTTGCCTTTGAGTCTTAACAACTCATTGGCGATCGCAATCGAGGGGTAAGCTTCATAGCTACCTCTTAGGAGGTATATATGAATATCTTTAAAATAGTCGTCGCTCTTCGAGCGGCGGGCCTATTTTTCTCCGAAATCGGAGAACTCCTCCGGAGGCTCGGTGAGATCCGGGGATCTTCTAACTTGGAAGATTCCCGGACTCCTGAACCGGATCACGAACCCATGTCACAGGATTCCTTAAACCCATGTAATGGAGTTAAGGATGAAGAGCCTGAAGGATATCCAGGTTGGGACGAAACTTTCCAAGATGATCTCTTCGAGACCCTTGGAAAAGAACGATCCCCACCTGATCCATAAGAGTATCTTACGTAGCCTATTGACTGATGTTGATAGGTTACGTCCTGGAACGAAGGGACTTGAGCGTGACTTAGTCACACTCGAGGCGCGTATTGAACACGAGGGTGTTGGATTCTTATCCGTCACTCTTGGTATCCTCGGGCAAGCCATAGAAGTCGGCTTGTCCAATGGTACCTTCACCTGCCCGAAAGGCTTTAAACGAGCCAGAGGGTCCAAGATCCCGCTACTATATAGTGGTGTCTTGGGTGATGTGTTCGATTCAGTTACCG